ATTCACATATACAGGTCCAGATGATGCTGACTACCGTCAAGCAGTTAGTGCATATCGTGCTAGCGGTGATGGCAACTTATCATATGATAGCATGACTGGTGTATTCACATACACAGGTCCAAGTTCTGCAGAAGTTCGCGCACACTTCAGTGCTACAACAAGTGGTACTGGTTATGGTGGCTTGACATATGATAGCGTAACTGGTGCATTTACATACGCTAAAGTAACATCAAGTGATATTCGCGGTGAATTAAGTGCTACAACAAGTGGTACTGGTTATGGTGGCTTGACATATGATAGCGTAACCGGTGTAGCTACATTTGCTAAAGTTACAGCCGCAAACATTCGCGGTGAACTAAGTGCTACAAGTGCAAGTGGTGTTACATATAACAGCACTACTGGTGTTATTAACTTAGCAAGTATTCCTAACAGCAGTTTGACAAACAGTGAAGTTACTGTTAACGGTCATGCTATTGCACTAGGTGCTAGCTATACATTAGACACAGACGATATTGGCGAAGGTGCTACAAACAAGTATTGGACACAAGCACGTTTTAATACAGCCTTAGCTGGTAAAACAACTGATGATCTAGCAGAAGGTGCAAACCTATACTATACACAGGCTCGTTTCAATAGCGCATTTGCCGCTAAAGATACAAGTGGTTTAGCTGAAGATCCAAGTGCAACAGGTACAAGCGGTACGCAGTATTTTACAACAGCTCGTGCTCGTAATACGCTAAGTGGTGGTACAGGTGTTACATATACAGCTGGTACTGGTGTTATTGAAATTGGTCAACCAGTTGCTACAACTGACAACGTTACATTCAACGATGTAACAGTTAGCGGTGACTTAACAGTATTGGGTACATTAACATCTATTCAATCTAACACAGTTGAAATCAATGACTTGAACCTAACATTAGCAAAAGGTAGTGCAAATGCCGCCCAAGCTAACGGCGCTGGTTTAACTATTGATGGTGCCGGTGCTACAATCACTTATGCAAGTGGTACTGACAGCTGGAACTTCAACAAAGACGTTAGCATTACTGGTGGTTTAAGTTTAACAACTACATTGACAGCTCCTAGCTTTGTTGGTGACTTAACTGGTAATGTAACAGGTAATGTAACTGGTAACTTAACTGGCAATGTTACAGGTAATGTAACTGGTGATATCACAAGTACAGGTACAAGTTCATTCTCTACAGTTGACATCAATGGTGGTAATATTGATGGTACAGTAATTGGTGGCGCAACAGCGGCAGCTATTACAGGTACTACAATTACTGCTAACACTGGCTTCAGTGGAAACTTAACTGGTAATGTAACAGGTAATGTTACAGGTAACGTAACTGGTAACGTAACTGGTAATTTAACTGGTAACGTAACAGGCCAAGTCAGTGATGTGAGTAATCACACAACTGATGATATTGCTGAAGGTACGACAAATGTATACTACACAGACACTCGTGCAAGATCCGCTTTAAGTGGTGGAAACAGTGGCACAGGTCACGGTAGCCTAAGCTATAACAGTGGTACTGGTGCATTTACATTTGCTAAAGTTACTGCAAGTAACATTCGCGGTGAACTAAGTGCAAACAAAGTCAGCGGTGATGGTAACTTTAGCTATGACAGTACAACTGGTGTATTCAGTTATACAGGTCCAAGTGCAGCCGATACACGTCAACACTTCAGTGCAGTTGATGCTGGTGGTGATGGTAGCTTCAGCTACAATTCTGCAACTGGTGAATTCACATACACAGGTCCAAGCGCAAGCGAAGTCCGTGCTCACATTAGTGCAGTAACAGCCGAAGGTGTGACATTTAGTGCAGGTGGTGCAATTGGTTTATCCAACGTTCCTAACAGCAGTTTAGCCAACAGTGATATCACAATCAACGGAACAACTATTGCCTTAGGTGGTAGCAATTCAATCGATACAGATGATGTAACTGAAGGTTCAACAAATCAGTACTTTACACAGGCTCGTGCTCGTACATCTTTAAGCAAGACAACATCTAATGCTTCTATTTTCGACTATGATAGCACAACTGGTGCGTTCACATTTGACTTAACAGCAATGGACACAGATGATGTAGCTGAAGGCGCAACAAACTTGTACTTCTTAAACAGTCGTGCTCGTAGTGCAATCAGTGCAAGTTCTAACTGGTCTAATGTAAGTTATGACAACATAACTGGCGTTATTACTGTTACTGCCCCAGATACAGATGATGTAACTGAAGGTTCAACAAATCAGTACTTTACACAGGCTCGTGCTCGTACAAGCGTAAGCTTAACAAGTGACAACCAAAGCGTATTGGCTTATGACAATACAACTGGCGTGTTCACATTCAATATGGCTAGCACAACAACAGATGATGTAACTGAAGGTTCAACAAACCTATACTTTACAACAGCTCGTGCTCGTAACAGCATTGGTAATGGTTCAAATATTGATTATAATGCATCAACTGGTATTATAAGCACACAGGCCGCTGTCTGGTCAGTTAACACACAAACTCATGATGTAGTATTGGACACAGATGATATTAGCGAAGGTAGTACAAACCTATACTTCACTGATGCTCGTGCTCAGGCCGCTATTACTTTAACAAGTGATAACAGCAACATTTTAAGTTATGCCGCAGGTGTGTTTACATTTGTAACTCCAGACACTGATGCAATTGCCGAAGGTGCAGTAAACTTATACTACACTGACACTCGTGCAGATGGCCGTATCGCAGCCGCAAGTGTATTTGACTTGTCTGACGTTGATTTGGGTGGAAACACACTAACTGACGGTTACACATTGGTTTGGTCTAGTGCATTAGGCAACTTTGTTCCACAGAACATTGCTGTTACAGCTACTACACTAAACTTTACAGGAACTGGTTCACAAACTAGCTTCAGTACTGGTGTTGAAGTAAGTTCAATTGATAACACGCAAGTTTTTATTAACGGTTTGATCCAAGCACCTACATACTCATATACATTGAGTACAGTAAGTGGTGTGTCAAGCATTGTGTTTGATGCCGCTCCAGAAGCCAACGATTACATCTTTGTTCGCGTAAGCTCTACTAGCACATTGACAGCTGGTGGTGTTCTAAACGAATCAAGTAACATCGACGGTGGTACATACTAATTTTAACTGATTAGTACTCAAAGGGTGTAGTGAAAACTACACCCTTTTTCACTAAATAACGTATCGCTAAGAAGCACCAGGTTGCTAAAAAATGCCAATTTTCCGCGGGAAAAACTTTGTAAGTGCTGTATCTGACTATAAAGATAGTGTCAGAGTCGCAGTTCGTTCCAATATAAACATATCAGGAACCGTCTCTGTAGTTGACGGTGTTACTTTATCTGACAAAGATAGAGTGTTGGTTGCTGGCCAAAGTATTGCCACCCAGAATGGAATTTATGTATGGTCCTCAGCAGATAGTAAACTAACCAGAGCAGAAGACGCAGATTCAATGTATGAATTAAGTGCCGGCAATCACATTTATGTTGAAGAAGGAAATACACACTTAAAAAGTAATTGGGTTTTGATATCAACAGGTGTGATAGTTCCAGGTATTTCTAATATTGTATTTTCTAAAGAAAGCAGAGTTGGGCCAGTTGATTTGTCCGGCACATACGGCGCCGCAAATAAGTCTTTACAAATACAGTTAGAAGAATCTGGACAAGTTAACTCAATAACTGAAGTAGATATCGACTTAGATGGTGGTAGTTTCTAAGATTACAATAGTATTACAACCATAATTAAACGGGCGTTTGAGCCCGTTTCTTATAGATCCAGGTAAATATTCACGAAGGGGTAATCTCGAGAAACTTACCCATTTCCGAAAGGGAGTATATACTCAAATGGCCAATACAATTATTTTAAAGCGTAGTGCAACGCCAAGCAAAGTCCCAACGACTAGCCAGCTAGCATTAGGCGAAATTGCTATTAACACATATGACGGCTTGATTTACATCAAGAAAGATAATGGTACACCAAGTGTCGTTCAAATTGGTGGTGTTACTAGCGTAAACGGTGAAACAGGTTCAATTACATTATCCACTGATGATATCAGCGATAGTGGTCAAACCAACAAATGGTTCGCAAATTCTTTAGCTCGTGGCGCAATAAGTGCTGGTACAGGCATTAGCTACAACAGCGGTACTGGTGTTATCAGTACTGCACAAAGTATTACATCAAGTTCAAGCCCAACATTTGCTGGTTTAACATTAACTGGTAATATGGGCATTACTGGTAATATCATTCCAAGTGCAGACGTTACGTATGACTTAGGTAGTTCAACTAAGCAGTGGAAAGATATCTACGTTGGTCCAGGTTCTTTGTATGTTAACGGACAGAAAGTTCTACAAGACGATTCTGGTACAATTACATTCAGTGCTGACGTGGACGAAAACATCCGTATCAAAACACTTGGTACAGGTATTTTACAATTAGGTTCTTCATCAACAACAATTCAAATTGATGGTACACTACAATTGTCAAGTGGCAAGCGTATTACTGATAGTGCTGGTACCAACGTTCAGTTCGGTAATCCGATCCACATGAACAGTAACAAGATTACTAACTTGGGTACACCGAGTTCTAATAATGATGCAGCCACAAAGGCTTATGTTGATACAGCAGTTAGCTCAATTAGTACAAGTACAATTAGCCAAGGTAACACTAACATTTCTGTTGTTGACACAGGTACAGGTCAAGTTCAAGTTAACGTTGACGGTACAACAGCTTTAACAGTTAGCGCAACAGGCGTTGTAGTTGCAGGTAACTTTACAGTTCAAGGTACAACAACAACTATTGAAGCCAACACAATTAACTTGGCTGACAATATTATCACTTTAAACAGTGACACCACTGGTACACCAACACAAAACGCTGGTGTTGAAGTTGAGCGTGGCGACGAAGCAAATGTACAGTTACGTTGGAACGAAGGTTCACAAAAGTGGACATTCACTAACGATGGTGCAACTTATCAACCAATCGCCGCAACTACAACAGACTTGACAGAAGGTACAAACCAGTACTTTACTACAACTCGTGCTCGCGGTGCAGTAAGTTCAACTAGTGCAACTGGTGTTTCTTACAACAGTTCAACAGGTGTTATTAGTTTAGGTTCAATTCCAAACAGCGCACTAAGCAACAACAGCATTACAATCAACGGTACAAGCGTAGCACTAGGTGGCACACGTACTTTAGATACTGATGCAGTTAGCGAAGGTTCTACAAACACATACTTTACAAACACTCGCGCACGTGGTGCAGTAAGTGCTACAGCAGGCACAGGTTTAAGCTACAACAGCACAACTGGTGCATTTAGCTTGGCAAGTATTCCTAACTCAAGTTTGACAAACACAACAGTTACAGTTGGTACAACAGGTATTGCATTAGGTGCAACAAGTACAACACTAGCTGGTTTAACAAGTGTTACATCAACAGGCTTTACAGGTGCATTAAGTGGTAATGCTACAACAGCAACTACATTACAAAACGCTCGTACAATTAACGGCGTAAGTTTTGATGGTTCTGCAAACATTACAACATTGACAGCTGGTACAGGTATTAGCGTAAGCGGTACACAAGTTAGCTTAGACACATCAACATCTATTGATAAGACAACTGCTCAAACATTGACTAACAAGTCTCTAAGCGACAGTTCAACATATATCATTGATGAAACTGATGCTACTAAGAAGTTACAGTTCCAAGTAAGTGGTATCACTACTGGTACAACACGTACACTAACAGCACCAGACGTAAGTGGTACAATTATCACAACTGGTGATACCGGTACAGTTACTAACACAATGTTAGCCGGTTCAATTGCTACAAGCAAGATCACTGGTTTAGCTACATCAGCAACAACTGATACAACAAATGCCGCTAATATTAGTTCTGGTACATTGCCAAACGCACGTTTAGTTAGTGTTCCTGATAGCGCATTGGCTACAATTAGCACAGCTGGTAAAGTAAGCAATTCTGCTACAACAGCCGCAAGTGCTAATACAGCAAGTGCTATCGTTGCACGTGATGCAAGCGGTAACTTTACTGCTGGTACAATTACAGCTAATTTAACTGGTAACGTAACTGGTAATACAGCTGGTACACATACTGGTGCAGTAGTTGGTAACGCAAGTACAGCAACTACACTAGCAACAGCTCGTGCAATCCAAGGTGTAAACTTTGATGGTTCAGCGGCAATTACAGTTGTTACAGCTGGTACAGGTATTAGCGTAAGTGGTACAGCCGTTGCAGTTGATTCAACTATTGCTACTAAGTCTTACGTTGACTCAGCAGTACAAGGTAAAGACAACACAGACGAAATCACTGAAGGTAGTACAAACCAATACTTTACAACAGCTCGTGCAAGAGCTGTAGTAAGTGCAAGTGGTGATTTAACTTATAGTAGTGCAACTGGTGTTATTAGTTTTACACAAAACAAAGCATGGAGTGTTATAACAGGTACACCAACAACAGTAGCTGGTTATGGCATCACTAATGCTTACACAAAAACTGAAGTTGATAGTGCTATTACTAACGCGGTTGCTGGGAAAGACAACACAGACGAAATTACTGAAGGTACAACTAACAAGTACTATACAGATGGTCGTGCAAGAGCCGCAGTAAGTGCAAGTGGTTCATTGAGCTACAACAGTTCTACTGGTGTATTCAGCTATACAACTCCAAGCACAAGTAGTATCAGTGAAGGTTCAAACTTGTATTACACAGATGGTCGTGCAAGAGCCGCAGTAAGTGCTGGTACAGGTATTTCTTACAACAGTTCAACTGGTGTTATCACTAACACAATTACCAACAACAACCAACTTTCTAACGGTGCTGGTTATGTTACAAGTTCTGGTGTTACAGCAGTTACAGCAACTGGTCCAGTAGTATCAAGTGGTGGCACAACTCCTGTAATTTCTATGGCAGCGGCAACAGCTTCTGTAGATGGTTACATGACGGCCGCATTTGCTTCTAAGTTAAACGGTATTGCCGCAGGCGCTACTAACGTAACTAACACTAACCAGTTGACTAACGGCGCTGGTTATATCACTGGTATTACAAGTGGTAACGTAACAACAGCGTTAGGTTTCACACCATATAATAGTACTAACCCAAGTGGATATGTCTCATCAAGCGGTGTTACCAGCGTTGCAACTGGTAACGGTTTAACTGGTGGTACAATTACTAGCACTGGTACACTAAGCCTAAGCGGTTCATACACTGGTACATGGGCAGTAACAGGTGGCATTACAGCTACTGGTGAAGTTACAGCTTACTTCTCTGATAAAAACTTGAAGAAGGATATTGTAGAAATTCAAGATCCAATTGCCAAGTTAATGAGCATTCGTGGTGTTACTTTCCGTCCTAACGAAACAGCTTTGGCTTTAGGTATTACTGATAAAGAAGAAGTTGGTGTTATTGCTCAAGAAGTTGAAGCAGTTTTACCACAATTAGTAACTCCAAGTGCTTTTGCAGGTTACAAAACTGTTAAGTATGACAAGTTAACAGCATTACTAGTTGAAGCAGTAAAAGCGCAACAGCTACAAATCGATGCTTTAAGAGCAGAAATTGCTAAGTTAGGCGGTTCGGCGACAACTGAACTTTAAGATCTGGTAACTAGAAAAGGAGACTAAATTATGGCAATCCTTCCAGCAACTGGATCAGCAATTACGTTTACAAACGTGCGTAAGGGTTATGGCAACACAACCCCCGGCGCTGGCGCAAACGTAGCATTGCGTGGCACACTTGGCGGTTATGTTGGTATTAGCAGTGGTGCTATCAGTCTAAGTACAAACTTTGGCGGCAGAACAACTCCATACAATACATAATAAGGCAAAAGGTAAAGAAAGGGCGGCAACGCCCTTTCTTTTTGGATAAATTTAATATAACACTATTGATACATAGTTAACAAGGAGCTCACAATGGCACTAACACAATACGAAATCCTGGCAAAAACAAGAAACTTGCTAGGTCAGACACCATACAGAACAACATTCGAACGTGAAAATTTTGTTTATGGTAATCTGTCAGGTCCTCGTTTATTAATCGAGTTATGTAAAGAAATCGAAAGATTAAATTCTGTACTTGATAGTTCAAAACAAGAATGGGAACGTTCTGCAATCTTAACAGAAATGGGCATCATTAGTGCTAAGATTGATGAAGTACAAAAAGAAGTTGGCAAAAATGTTGCCAAGGCATTAGAAGATGCAGAAGGCGAATACTGGGTAGGTGAGCTAGCACGTAAAGCCGCAGTCGAAGCCATTTGCCAAACTGTAACAACAGAAAACATGGGTCAAATGTTAAAGCTACCAGCAGAGTTGTATGAAGACGCAATTACAAAGTGCCAAACTTTTTTAAATGTTATTAACAAAACAACTCGCTTGGCCGAACGCAAAGCAAATGTTTCTAACGTTAAATCTGATTCAGAAGAATAATGTTTGGTAAAAGCAAAAAAAACTTGTTTGATGTACAACCTGCACTAAGTGAGCAGGTTGTTATCTGCGTACCAACAAATGGTATGGTACATTCGTTGTTTACATACTGTCTAGTTAATACTATACGTTATACTGAATCACAAGGTATTCCTGTTTTGCTAGACATGGACGCTGGCACGGTGTTAAGCAATCAGCGTCAAGTTTTACTAGATACCGCTATTAACAATCATCAAGCCGAACATATTATGTGGTTTGATAGTGATATGACGTTTCCAGAAGATGTTATTATTAAATTGTTGGAACATCGTAAAGAGGTAGTGTGCGCTACGTACTCAAAGCGAGTAGAGCCATTTCATCCCACAGCGTTTTCAAACTTAGATCCAGTAGAAACAGTAGACACAAATGATCACGGGCTAGTGGAAGTAAGATATTCTGGTATGGGTTGCTTCTTAATGAAATCAAGTGCCGTTGATGATATTCCTAGTCCGCATTTCCCGTTGACTTGGCATGCCCCAAGTGGCACTTGGCATGGTGAAGATATGGGATTATGTAACCTACTAGATGAGAATGGTATTACAATTTATTGTGATTTAGATCTTAGTCGCGAGATTGGCCACATTGGTCAACAAGAGTTTTTTGTGAATCAGGCAAGCTAACAAAAAACGCACACCAGCGATTTAGTTTTTTAAGATTAACAGCGGCTGATATTTGGTATTCTGGATATGAGTCGTTGTTAATAACATCTCTCATTAGTGCGCCATCAATGAATGTGCTTTTAACAAGATGTGTTTTTAGTCGTTGATCATACAAAGCACTTAGCAACAATGGATGGTCCCACATTTCTTCGTGAACCATTCTTCTTATTTCCAAATACCAACGCTCAGTATAGCATACACTACTCTTGTATAGCTGATTAAGCAACGGATTAATTAAGTTTGGAGACCAACAAGCAATATAGGAAAGTTGTTGGTGCGGTCCTGTATAGACTACATTTTCTTGCTTGGTAGAATTTTTAATTACCCTTAGCATCTTCCAACAGACCTTCTAACGCTTCTCGGAACCCACGACTACTAAACATCTTTGCTGTGTTTCTATGTAAAGGTTGTGGCCAATGCCATAAGTCAACCCAGCAATAGCCAGCACTCTCATGATCTATGATAGGGACAAATTCATCTTCACACAAAATTAGATAGCTAACATGTCTAAAGCGTTTGTCTCTTGTGGTAAATGTATACACATGACTTACAGCAAGTGTATTAGGAACAGCAGGAAAACCAAGTTCTTCGCAAAGTTCACGTTTTAATCCCTCTAAGTCGCCTTCATCGTTTTCAAGCTTACCGCCCCAAAGTCCCCAGCACATGCTATGCGACTCGCTAGGGCTTCGCAATTGCATCATTGCTCTGCCTGTTTTCTTGCTAACAATAACTGCTCCAACTGCTCTCATATATTAATTTAGTTAACAATGCGCCATTGGCCTTGCTCAAACGTACCTTCAACAGCTAATACCCAATCATTACCAGTGAAGAATAATTTCTTCATTGTATTAGCATTTGTTGTGTAAGCACTACTTGTTTGTTCAGAAGCATCAAAACTTACTATCCAATCAGTTCCGTTGTACTCAATGATGTCGTTTGCGCTGGCAATTAAATCTCCCCAGTTACCATTTTGTACAACATCGTTGGCCAACAGATAGCGTTGACCACGAGCAACAGGTGGTAAGTTTCCTGCGCCTGGGAAACTGCTGACTGGATTAATAACGCCATTGATCATAACAACAGTATCATTGGGCAACGTAGTAGTATCAAGCGAATAGCCCAAGATGTTTTCATTGCCATCTATTTCGGCCACTCGCAATATTACTTCCACTGGATCTACAGGATCTCCTAGCTTTAGTCTAATTTCGGTAATTCCATTGTGTATACTGCCATAGTGACTAAAGTGTTCTTTCCAGCTTAGTGTGCCACCAGTGCCTAAATTGTTAATACCATTTTTTTGGTTAAGCAGTTGAATGTAATCTTCTGTTACCTTAATGTGTCTATCCTCAAATGTAATCCATTGTCTAGTTTGCATAGATGATTCATTTAAAATAATATCATCA